CCTATTTCTTGTATTAAGCTGTGTTTGAACACCAATTACTTCTCGCTGAGTTAATTTTTTAGGTTCAAATTGTTTTACTGCTTGTTTGTAAAACCTATCAACGTCTGTTGCCTTAGTTCCTACCGGTGTATTTCTTAATTGATTATAAACATCAATTTTGTTTTGATAGTTACCTAATTCAGATAAAAACGCATTAATTTCGCTTATTTTAACTGGGTCATCACCATCATAAGCTTTCATACTAGCTATCATTGTTTCAGGATGTTTTAATTCAAAATCAGGTTCATTGTTAACTTTTGCCGTAGTGTAATCTCTCCATAGTTGAGCCGCAGGCCCCACCCAAGGTCTATCGCCTTTACTTCCAATAACTCCGTTTTTATCAGTGTCCTCATATTCGACCTGACCATCTAAATACTTATTAAAGAACTGGTCACCATAAGCCTGACCCCAATCTTGCACACCTGCGCCTTGTCCTGCAATTTGAATATCATATTTATTAGTATCAGGATTGTATTGCATTGTTTGCCCAGTTGGCGTTGTAATTGTTTTAGAAGCTAACTGATCCTCACGGTATTCTTGCGTTGCACGGGTTGTTTGCTCTTGCAATGCTAATTTTTGATAATCAAGAGATTGTTGGTTATTTTGCGCAATTAAATCGCCTAAAAACCCAAGCGCTATTTCCGCTGTGCGGTACGGCTTGTCTTTTTCTCTTTCTCTATAATATGAACCAATTGACCTTGCCATTATACTCCCTCGTATGATATTCTTTCTGTTTCAATTTGATATAATAAATCTTCTATTCCTTGCATTTCAACTCCGCGAGCTTTTGCTAAATCAGATAAGCTACGCGCCTGAGCAATATC